ATTAACTATTTAAGATCATTAAAATGAAAGTTAAAAAAGACTTAACCTACTGGCAAAACTTGCGGAACGAATACGAGAAGATTATTTCAGAAACAACCGACAAGGAGCATAAGAAGAAAACAAAAGAAGCATTAAAAATAGTAAATCAAAAAATTAAAAACATCGCAAAATGAACCTACCTAAAAAATTAACATTATGCTCTCGTACAAACTCATTCATAGTTGATGAGAATAATAAAGATGTGCTATTATGCTATTCTGATATTTACGAGCCTACAGTATTCCGTGAAGCTGTAATCAAACGTTACAACTCATACACTCACCTAGTAATCGCCTTGACTCTAGTATCTACTGCCTTAGTATTCACTTTAATAGCATTGATATAATGGAAAATTTAAAACACACTCCTGCTCCTTGGTTTCAATCTCATAGACAAATTCCAAATGATGAAAATGGCGATTATTCAACTCAAGTATATACGAGAGATGGTAAAACGATCTGCACTTTATCTTGGTATCCTATGCCCGCAAAAAAACAAATTATTGATGGAAAGCCAGTTATTGTAACAGAAACATATAGGGATGCCAACGCCAAACTAATAGCAGCAGCACCTGATTTGCTTGAGGTGGCATTGCAAATAAAAAATGAAATAGATACTGAGGGATTATTGCAAGGTAGTTATGATAAATTATTAAAAGCAATTGATAAAGCAACTAAATAACATGGAATCAGAATTAAGCTATAACACGCAAATATTTAAAGACCCTAAACCATGCCAGAATGAAAACTGTGTTGATGGATATGTTTACACGGATGTATTTGATGAAGATGGATTATGGGAGCGTATGGAAAAAGAGATTTGTCCAGATTGTAATGGGGAGGGTCATGTTAGCGATTAAAAATGATACTATTTGAGGGAACTATAAAAAGCACACAATCCTATAAATCGGCAAAGTTAAATGCAGCTAAAAACGATAGGATATTTCAAAAAACAAACTGGTATAAAAAACTATTAAAACAACTTAAATCATCGCAAAATGAACAAACACGATTTACTTGAGAAAGAAACTAATGAGGTTTTAAACTCAGCAGAGAATAAGCAACTGGCAACTAGAGCATATTTTATCCTTTCTATTGCTTGTTTTATGATAATGGGCATTATGTTATGTGTAAAAACAGCAGAGCTACAAGCTTATAAAAATAAGGTTCACAACGATAGCCTAGCAGTTCAATCATTAAAAGATAATTTATTGTTAGGCAAATAATGTCAAAGCAGCTTCAAATAGAGTTTCCAAGCCTTAAACACATAAGCTTTGAGGAGCTTAAAAAGGCTCAAACACTCGCTAGGATGCAATATTTAGAACAAGAAAATAAAAAGTTAAAAAAAATAATTTCAGCTTTTAAAGGTTGGAATACTAGAAAATCAAAATAGTTATGATTTGGGAAACAGAATTATTAAAAGAAATACAACGCCAAGAAGATAGGATAGTTGTAGGAGCTTCAGCAGCAGAAATTAAAGATGCTCAGTTAGAAATGGAACGCTTGACAAATAGATACATTAAGCAAACAAAACCAGCTTCAAAACCTGCCGATGTCAATTTCATAGGTCGTAATACATACAGCAGTAAAGGTGAATTAATCGGTTTTTATTTAGAGCCAATAGTAAAATTTAGATAATATGAGCATAGCAAGAGATAACCAGTTATTGGTTGCACTCGCTAAAGTTTGGAGCGACCAGAGTACAAGAGTGCTAGGCGAACTAAAACAGCAACAAAAAATGAGATTTAATATCGCTGTTAATGGTATTGATAGTTTTATTAATGAGATTGAAAGTAAAATGAATCCAACTGATAAACAGGATTTACAAGAGTTAACAGATGCTTTAAACGATTTCTTACAGGATGTTAGAAAACAGTTTATTGACTATACAGAAACAAAAAGCCCGACCTAAGTCGAGCCTCTTTTTTCATCGCAAAATGAAATGTCCTAAGACAATACAAAAATAATAATTAATAATTTAAAAACAAATCGCAAAATGCCAAACTACAGAAACGTTTACAAATCAGACCACCTAGGCGTGGTAGATTTAGAAGAATTAATTGAGCAAAACAAGCCTTTAATTTTTACAATTACTCAGGTTAAACAAGAAAATACAACCGTTGCAGGTAGTAAAGGACTTTTTAACATCGCTTATTTTAAAGAGAATATTAAACCTCTAGTGTTAAATAGTACAAATGCTTCAACAGTTAGAAAACTAGGCAAGTTTGGAACTGATGTTGATACTTGGAAAAATGTTTTAGTTGAGCTATACATTGATAGTAGTGTAAAAATGAAAGGTCAAGTTGTTGGAGGTGTAAGAGTTAAACAAACAAGTCCAACAGTATCAGCTCCTATTTCAGATGTTAATGCCATTAAAATTTTAAGAGAATCTAAAACACTTGAAGATTTAAAAGCTAATTGGGAAAAGTTGAGCGCATCTGAAAAGAATTTGCCAACTGTATTATCAGAAAAAGAAACACTTAAAACCACTTTAAAATAATGAAAGTATTTTATGACATAAAACAAGGCTCTGATGAGTGGCACGAAATAAGACACGGTAAAATTGGAGGTACTTTAGCGTCTGGGTTATTTACTAAAACAGATAATTTACTTGATGAATTGTTAACTGCAAAATGTGAGGATTATGATCCGTTTATTGATGGATTTGTTAGCTCAGATATGCAAAGAGGTAATGAATTACAACCAGAAGCTTTAAATAAACTTATTGAATATACTAAAATAGATTTTATCGAGGTTGGTTGGTTACAATGTGAGGAAAACGAATTATTAGGAATTAGCCCGGACGGTATAACCGAAAACTTTAAAATTTCGTGTGAGATTAAATGTCCGGCAGCTAAACGCCACACTCAAACAATTAAATCAAATGAAATTCCTTTAGATAATATTCATCAATGTATTCATTATTTCACGGTTAATCCATTTTTAGAAAGACACTTTTTTTGTTCTTACCGTCCAGAAAACAAGTTTAAACAATTATTTGTAAAGGAGTTAACAAGAGATAGTTTTGTAAACATTGGAACAAATGCAAAACCAATAAAAGTTACAATAAATGAAGCTGTTAAAGCTTCAAAAGAATATGCAAACGATGTTTTGATTAAATTAAAAAAAGAACTTGATAATTTATCTTTTTAATCATGCACTACTATGCTCTCGTTGCGGTTTTTTAGCAGAAATTTCAATCGGAACAAGGTGTTTTTAATCTTTTTTTGTGCGGTGGGCTAAAAATATTCACATTGAAAATCAACACTTTAGAAATAAAATTACAAATAAGTGAAAAATATTTGTAAATATGTTTGGTAGATACGAATAAGTGGCTTATATTTGTATTATCAAATAACAATTAAAACAAAAAGAAAATGGAAACTTACAAAGTAACTTACTCAGGTAATGCAAGCAGATTCAGAAATTTTGAATCAGAAGTAAATGCAAACTCAGAAAGAGAAGCGGTTGAAAAGGTGTATCAACAAGTAATGGATGAAAATTATTTTCCGCAAGAAGATGGAAGCATCTTGGATTGTGACGGTAATGAAGTGGCAACTGCGAATGATACTGTTATCGAATATGATGGCGGGTGTTTTTCTGCTGAAATTATTGAAGATGAAAATGCGTAAGATTTTTCACTTAGAAATCAAATCGGAAAGCTCCCATAAATACTATGGGAGCTTATCCGCTTTGTGCTCTGAAAACCCAAACTTGGGTATTTCTAAATTTACACTTGACAGATTTGATTTTTCAGAACCTTTTGAAAATGCAACTTGCATAATCAGAAAGTCTGTAATGAAAACTACTGGAAGCGTGGGAGAAAAAAAGATTAAAAACACTTCCACTAATATCAAATCGAAGCGGTCAGGTAGCAATGGGGCATAACGTTATCGGTATAGGCGCAGAACGGATTATTAACTTAAAAACTAAATAGAAATGAAGTATCTGAAAATTTTAATTGACTTGCGGTTATGGCATTTGATACCGTATAAAATGCCTATGGAAGAATTAGAAGCGAGAAACGGTAGAGTAAAATTTACAGAAGTAGGTTGGCTATGCTTTAAGTTGATTGCAACGTGGCGATAGTTTTGCGCCTATACCGTGTTATGGCATCGTTTTAATGTGCTATAACGTTTTGCAAATAAATACAGTACGATTATGAAAACAACAGATTATTTTAAGC